GTTTTAAATCTCACCAAAACCTATGTCAATCGTGTAGTGAACCCTGTGCGAATGAATCCTATTGGAATCCGCATCAGTACAGATAATCCAGAACTCACTGAGTTCACCACTGGGGTGATTCGTGAGGTAGAAGCAAATTCAAGAGCGCAAGAGGCTTACGAAGTAGCTTATGACCATGCAGTGTCAGGCGGTCTTGGATGGGTAAAGGTCGGTACAGACTATCGAGACGATTCTTCCCTAGAGCAAAAAGTAGTAGTAGATTTGGTAAGAAATCCACTCTCTGTGTGGCTTGACCCTTACTCAAAACGAGTAGATGGCTCAGATGCCGAGTACGGAGTGTGTGTTGAGTATTTATCCTCTGAGGAAGCTCAGAAAATGTATGGTGATGAAGCAGTGGGTGACGGTATGGGAGGAATTAACCTCTTTGAATATTGGAACACCCCCGAAGATTCCACCGCAGATATGACTTATTATGAGATTGAGCGTGAGGAAGTCGATAGATATTGGTACGAGGATGGGGAATTTGACGATGAAGAACCCAATCCTGAGAAGCCAGTAGCTGCCACTCGCAAAATTGTAAAGAAATCCGTAAGGGCAGTAAGATATGTAGGGAATAAGAAGGTGGATGAAGTAGTTATCCCTATCCCATATATCCCTCTCATCCCTGTTTATGGGGACCAACTCTATCTTAATAATGGCGATGACATTCATTTAGCCGGGATTCCCCATTGGCTCAAAGATTCACAAAGAATGGTGAATTATTATGGCTCGAATGAGCTAGAATTGGCTGCCTTAGCCCCTAAAGCCCCTTGGATTGTAGCCGAAGGACAGATTGAGGGCTATGAGGACACTTGGGCGGAAGCAAATCACCGAGCAGTGAGCGCACTTCCATATAAACCTGAGACAATCGGTGGGCAAATGGTCCCACCTCCTGTGAGAGCAGACAATCAAGCCCAAACAGGTGGATTGATGCAATCTCGCCAAAAAGCCCAAGAGGATATGGCGCGAGAAATTGGAATTTTTGACAACATGATGGGTCAAGTCACCGCAGCCAACGAAACCGGCAAAGCCGCACTATTACGCGCGAATCAAGGCGAACTACCGACTGCCCATTATCTTCAAAATCTGCAACAATCCATCGCCCAAGTTGGGCGTGTGGTGTTGCATTTACTTGCTTGGGTAGGAGACACCCCACGATTAGTGGGTGTGCGTGATGCTCAAGGGAATAAAGTTATGGTAACTACCACTTTGAGTGAGGTATTTACTGACCAATTCCTACAACACGCAGAAGTAGAGACATCGAGTGGCCCTGCCTATGAGTCACGCAGAAGGGAATCCATTAATGCGATTCTCCAAATGGCTCAGATTATGCCTGATAAGATGTCAATTATGGCAGATTTACTTGTTAGGAATATGGATGCTCCAGGTTCCCAAGAGATTGCAGACCGCTTACATAAAGCACTCCCTCCTGAGTTCAAAGAGGGTGGTGATGGTCCTACAAAAGAGGAATTGCAAATGCAATTACAACAAGCGCAGCAGCAAATCGCAGTACAGAGTGACCAGACTCAGAAATTACAAGGAATTATTCAACAATTACAAGCTCGCATCCTATCGGGTGATAAGGACCGCCAGGCAGACTTGGCAAAAGTGCTTATCAAGGAAGAAGGGGCGATGGCTCGTGAGAGAATTAAACAATCCTCAGAGGATGAACGCATGGCAATGAAGATAGAGGCAGAAGCCGAGTCGGATATGCGTGATTTAGCCTCAAAGGTGATAGATAGAGAAGAAGATAGAGTGGATATGCGCCTATCGGCTGCTCAGACACCGGAAGATTATGTACCTCCTGTGCCTGGCCCTATCTCTACCGACCAAGCCGAAAATACTGAGGTGATGCGTAATATTGATGAAACTTTGCGAAAATAGGTGACATTTTTAGTCACCTATTGTTTATATTTAAGGATGGAGATTCCTTAAAATCTCACCCCACACTAGGGAATTAGTGGAAATTTTATGTGAAGAGGCACAGAATGACAGAAGAAAACCTCGATTTAGTAGAGAACGCACCAGAGGCGGAAAACCCAACTCCCGAAGTTCCAGAGGCGAAGGAAACCAAAGCCACTGAGGGAAACGAATCATCAGAAGCCCCATCAGAGGGGGAGTCAGAGGATAAGTCAGAACTACCTAAAGGGATTCAAAAGAGATTTGCCAAGCTCACCAAGCAAAAGCATGAGCAACAGGCAGAAATCGAAGCCCTTAGAACTCAACTTGAAGAAAGTCGCAAGGTCCTAGAGACTTTTAAGACTAGAGGCAAAGATGAGTTCAACTCTGAGGCAGAGTGGATAGACCACATCACAGAGCAGAAATTGCAGAAGTATCAAGCGGAGCAACAAATCCGCCAAACAGAGGATAGGATTCAATCTGTATCTTCTGAGTCGGCTGCAAAAGTATGGAGTGAGCGTGTGCAAAGCTATGCCGAAGAACTCCCGGACTTCGCAGAAGTTGTAGGGGGTGTGGACATTCCAATGTCTCAAGAAACCTTGCAGGAAATTATCGAGTCGGATATGGGTCCTAAATTGGCCTATCACCTTGCTCAGAATCCTGATGAGGCAGCATATCTTGATTCATTGAACGCTCAAGGGAGAACTCGCTTTCTCACTCGATTAGAAATTAGGCTAGAAGATGCTAAATTGGCATCACCCAAAGCCCCAATTACTAAAGCCACACCAACTCCACAGACGCATGGAAGGCCTGGAAACCCTGTTTCTCCAGAGAATATGTCCATGAGTGATTGGATGAAATGGAGAAACAAACAAATTGGAAGAAACTAAATCGGGGCGAAGTTGCCCCACCACAACCCAAAGGATAAAAAATGGCTAATACCATTCTTACCCCAGATGTAATCACAAGAGAAGCTCTGCGTGTTTTACATGAAAAACTCACATTCGTGGGTGCAATCGACAAACAGTACGATGGTACTTTTGCTCAATCAGGTGCTAAAAAAGGCGATACAATCCGTATCCGCAAACCTGCTCAATTCAAAATCCGTAAAGGGATGACAATGGATAGCCCTATTCAGGACTATGTAGAGCAGACAGTTCCTTTAACAATCCAAGAAATCACAGGTGTTGATTTAGAGTTCGCAGAACTTGATTTGACTTTAGACCTAGACGATTTCTCGGCTCGTATCATTGAGCCTGCTATGTCACGCATTGCGGCAGAAGTTGAGAGAGACTTACTTTCTACTGCTGCGGGTCAATCGCTTATCTCTGCAGGTGCTGCGGCAGATCTATGGAAATCTATCCTATTAGGTCAAGCATACCTAGACAACTTAACTACTCCACGCGATGCAAACCGTTCTGTTCTTTTGGACACAATGATGCAAGTGGACCTAGTGGATACTCTTAAAGGATTGTTCCAATCTTCTGATGAGATTGCAAAACAATACAAAGAAGGTAAGATGGGCCGCACTGCGGGTGCTACTTTCTACCAATCTTCTTACATCCCTTTAACTGAGACTTCACCAGAGGCTTCTTACACAGTTACTGGCTTTAGTGCAGGAAACCCTGCGATTGGTTCTAACGCAGGTGCGTCTATGACTATCACCGCTACTCTAGCAGGAACTATTGCTAAAGGTCAAATCTTTGAGCTAAACAATGGCGGGTCAGATGCTTGGGCAGTTCAACCTGAGACTAAAAAAGCATTTGCAGGGCAAAAAGTATATGTCACTGCTCAAGCAGATGTAGTTATCGCAGGTGCAGGTGCAGTAACAGTACCTATCGCAGCTCCAATCATCGCAGATGCAACAGACGCTCGTCAGAACATCTCAGACACTCCTACAACTGCTACTGCGGTTGCAGCAGACAAGATTCGCTCATTGGTGTTCCATAAAGATTTCATGACTTTCGCTACTGCCGACTTGACTCTACCTAAAGGTACAGACATGGCTTCGCGTCAGAACTTTGAAGGTATCTCAATGCGTATGGTTCGTGACTTTAACATCGCAGATTCAACTTACCCAGTTCGTTTCGACATCTGTTATGGTTCAAAAGTTATTCGCCCAGAATATGCTTGTACTGTAATCAAAGGTTACTAATAAGAAATCAACCAATAGACCCCATCTCTAAGGTGGGGTCTATTCCTATTTGGAGTTATCTATGTTAATGAAAGATGAACCTAAGAACCCAAAACCAATTAGCCATTCAGGCGGCAAGTTTTTAGCTACTCACTACATCGAAGAAAAGCCTCAAGCAGAGGAAGTAGTGAAAGAGCAACCAAAGAAAAAGAGTTCTAAGAAGAAATAGGAGACTGAGAGATGGCTACTGCCAGAGACTTAATCACCCAAGCGGCCAAAGCCGCAGGAGTTATAGATGCGATTGAGAGTCTAGGGTCAGAAGAATCCTCTCACGCGCTCAATGAACTCAATAATATTTTAGAGACATGGAACTTAGACTCCCTGTTTCCTTACACCCAATTAGAGGTGTCTAATGCTTCCCCTTTGATTACCGAAGGGGAAATTCTTATTGGCCCCACCACAGGGTCGGTAGATATTGAAACTCCACGCCCAAACCGAGTCATAGGTGTGGCGGTTTTAAAAGATGGACGCTACTGCCCTTTAAGGGAAATCACCGAAGCGGATGCTGCCACAGGTCACTATCGAAATATGCAAGGCAGTGCCACCTACTATGCAGTGTTTCCAACTTATCCTGACATGACCATTAAACTATTCCCGGTAGAAACAGGTTTGACTTATTTGGTGAGTTCTCAAGTGGTGATTCAAGCTAAGACTTTGAATGACCAACTCAATCTCCCAATGGGTTATGCCCCTGCTTTGCAATATGAATTAGCCTCAGTTCTTGCGGCTCTTTATGGTAATGCAGAAGTTGTGCCTCAATTAGAGAAGATGGCGAAAGAGCGACTTGCGAGAGTGAAGCGACTCAATAACAAACCTAGACATTTAACCTCTGACATACGCCCATCAGTGGATTGGAATATTGTCACAGGAGGGTTTATTTAATGGCTAGGACACTCGTACAGAATTGGATAGCCCAAACCTACGATAGCCGAGTGAGTAATTCATCTAGTAAGCGACTTCTCAATGGCTACATCCAAAGCACAGAAGGTGAGGGGAAGTTCCCCTCAGAGGTGATTGGCACACCAGGAACTGCCACCTTCACTCGCAAAGAAACCAACACTGCCGCCATTGTCTCGATTCAAGGAAATGGCGGCTTTCCTAATTTAGTGACTGTGAACACCACCATCCCTCACAATCTAATCGTGGGGGAAGTTTTCACTGTTCAAGATACAACCTATTATGATGAATTGGAATTGGTGGTGCTTCAAGTATTAAGCCCCACACAATTCACTTATGAAACCTATTCTAATCAAGAAACCATAGCCGACACATCAGGCTCAGTGGCAGCCACTGGGGAATCCCCTATTGAGGGAATCCCTGCCGACTCTACTTGTCGAGGACTTTATACCACCTCCAATGGGCGAGTCTTTGCGGCTTATTCTTCTGAGGTGTATGAAATCTTTATTGATGGCACATGGCAAAACCTCACCACGATTGGTGCAGGGTCATCGCCTGTGAGCTTTGCAGACGATGGGTTTTCTTTGGTGTTTGTCGATGGCTCTCAGATGTATGTTTACAATTACCTTAGTGGGGCAGTTAATAACATAACTAGCTCCCTTCCGTTTACTAACCCCACTAAGGTAGTTTTCTCCAATGCTCGAATCGTGTGTATTAATGATGGCACAGAGAGAATAGACACCACAATCAATACCAAAAACCGATTCTACTTCACTGAGGTGTATAATGCAGGGGTGTGGGATGTTACATACTATGCTTCGGCAGAGTCATCTGCCGACCCTATCTCTGCTTTAGAGATTCGAGAAGGGGAGCTATGGTTCTTCGGTCCACGCTCTTATGAAGTATGGAGAGCAGGAGATAACCCGGATTTGCCTTTTAATAAGGTAGGTGGGTCCTCAACCGAGATAGGATGTTCTGCCCCTAACTCAGTGGCGAATATCGCAGGTCAAGTCTTTTGGCTCGGTTCTTCCACCGCAGGGCAGAATGTTATCTTCATGTCAAATGGATATAGTGCCGCAAGAATCTCCACTCATGCGATTGAGTATGCTCTAAGTGAGTTAGGGCCTAATACGAATGACGCAGTAGGTTTTGCCTACCAACAGGAAGGGCATACTTTCTACTGCCTCACATTGATTCAAGGGAATAAGACTTTTGTTTTCGATTTGGCCACAAAGCTATGGCATGAGAGGTCAAGTCGAGATGTTAAAATC